AGCGCCACGGTCGAAAGAGAACATGTTCAAAGACGCCTTCGAACATACGGACCCCTACATGTCAGAAGCGGCGGATAGAGATATCGCTGAGTTCAACGAGCTTGTAAAGGGCGCTAATGCTGACCTCGGTGACTTCGACCAGATGATGGTCGCTGCTAACGGAGACATTAACAAGTTCAAGCAGGCAATGGCTGCAGCTGAGCAAGCACATGCAGCTAAGAAGACTGAGGGTACGGCTGCTCCTAAGAGCACTACTCGTGCACCAGAGGCTATTGATCCGAGTGAGATCGACATTGATGGCAAGGTAGACGTAGAGCTTCCTGATGGTGCTATGCAGCTTGATCCTGATAAGGGTAAGGGCTCGATCGGTGCTCGACAGTTGAACACACAGGGTCCGGGCGTTGCTTCCATTAGGAGCGCCAAGATACAAGACACTATCAACAATGCTCGCTCGTGGGCTAGGCAGAGCGGTATCAGCACGCAGTGGCTGGACGGCTGGTCTAATCTGCAGGGTAAGTGGGGTGCAGTTGGTGCGCAAGCAGAGCGCTTCCATAACGCCTACTCGCACAGCCCGCTAGCTACGGACTTTGCACAGCTCATGAACTCTGGTTCGGCTGTAGCACAGAAGCTGGCGTACGATGTGTACGAGAATGCAGCAGGCATCGTGCGTAACGGTAGGTCTGCAGCCCGTATCATGGAGCACTATCATAAGGAGCTTATGTCTAAGTTCGCTCCGTTCCACGATGCTTATTCCGAGTGGGCTCAGGCACAAGGTGCTGGCTTCTGGGAGCGTAATTGGGATGCTGGTATTCGTGAGCGCTTTAACCGTGAAGTCATGTCGGAGCTGATGGCTCGGCGGTATGATGGTACGGCTCACACGCCTCGCACAGATGCAGTCGGTAAGGCTGCTAACAGTGTCGATAATACGTATGCTCACGAGCTTAAAGTGGTGCAGGGTCGTCCCGGCGAGTCTGCTGTCTTTGGTACGGAGACGATTGTCCCGACCAAGGGGTATGTGCAGCAGAAGTGGCTAGGCCGGAATATCCGAAGCCTTATCGATAGTGGGCGCTTTACGCGCGACCATATCAAGGGCGCTATCTCGGAGAACTACAGGCAACTGTATCCGAACATGGCCCGCAAGGACGCTGATATCTACGCAGACGCAGTAGTTGGCCGAGCAGAGAAATATGACACAGGCATCAATACGAACCTCATCGGGGTTCTGCAGGGTGATGGTCGTACAGAGTTGGCAGACGTACTCAGACGTCAGGGCATGAATGAGCATGAGATTGACAGGTTCATTGAGCGCCTTACAGGTATTGTAGCAGAGCGTGGTAAGGCGGGGCACTTTAAGCATCGTCTGGATATCGACGCTAGGTACACGTCTACACAGGGCGTGCAGTTGATGGACCTGATCGATACGGACTTTGCAACCATGATGCCTTCGCGTATGCGTAGGTCTGCTGGACAGAGCGCACTTGCTCGTAAGGGTATCAGGAGTAAGCAGGACTGGAACGATATCACAGCGGCCATTCTGGAAGAGCAGGCTGCTAATGGGCAATCGCAGATGCTTGGGCAAACCTTGCGTGAGCGAGTATCCGATGCAGTGAATGCAGATAAGCACGTCTCAGACAAGTTCCTTGATGAGATATATACGTACTTTAGTGGTGCACCAGTAGCTGGCGGTATCTCGCCTCTGTATTCGCGTATGAAGAAGATCACTAACCTCGCGCTGCTCAATCAGCTCGGTGTTACACAGATCGCAGAGCTTGGTATCAACATCGCGTCTGTAGGCGTGGACTCATGGTTTAAGCACGCTGGCGAAGCTTTCCAAGGTCTCGTTAAGGGTGCGGAGAGTCCGCTGGCTCAGGAGCTTAAGCATCTAGACATTATGGTGCCGGAAGAGCGTCTGTTCCGTGACGACCTTACTCATGAGTTCGAGAAGGTCACTACACAGAATGAGTACAAGCGTAACTTCGATCGCCTGCTCAACAAGGGTCAAAGATTGCAGGGATACACGTCTGGTTTCTACTGGATGCGTAATTTCCAGCAGAGGATTGCTGTCACCTCGGCAGCAGATCGACTGGCTAAGCACTTCCGCGATGGCGGTAAGATCAGCCCTGAGCGCCTGTACGACATGGGCTTTACGGATGCTGGAGACATCTCCCGTATTCATGACTATGTGCAGAACGGTATTGTAGACTTCGACGCTAACGGTAACTTAGTTCGTCTGAACCTCGACCAGTGGATGCCGCAGGATGCAGACGTGTTCACGTACTCGCTTAATGCTCAGGTCAACACACTTGTGCAGAAGGCGATGGCTGGTGAGTCCTCGACCATGTTCCACCGTGACGGTGTAGCTAGCATGTTCTTCCACTTGAAGAGCTTCCCTATGCTAGCACTGGAGAAGCAGGTTCTGCGACAGACTAGGTTCATGGACCAAGAGCTGGCAATGCAGTTCATGTACGGTCTTGGTACGGCTGCTACCGCATACACTGTGCGGCAGGCAATCAACGGTAGGACTGACAAGCTCGATCCTGTGGACATTGCTAAGGGTGCCTTCGGGTACAGCAACTTGACGGGCTGGATACCTATGTGGACGGACCCGCTTGCGGGTATGCTCGGCATGGATAGCCTTAAGGTTGGCGGCTACGCTGGTATGGGTCTTGACGTGCTGTCGCAACCGGCTGTGTTGCCCACGCTCGACAGGATGGCACAGCTTCCCGGCGCTGCAATCGATCTGGCTACGTTCTCCCCGGATAGTGGCACAGTGAACGCGCTGACTGCTACGCCTATCATCGGTAATGCCTACGGCTTCAATCTCATGTTCAATACTCTTCGGAACTATCTCAAGGAGTCCAAGGCAGCAGAGAAGAAGGCAGAGGCTGCAACGGCTCGTGAAGAGAAGGCTGCAGAAGAGAAAGCCGCTAAGGACAAGGCTAAGAAGGAGAAGCAACAGGCTAAGCACAAAGAGGACGATGTTGTCCAGCAAGCACTGAAAGCAGCAGGAGACCCCGGAGACGTCGGCGGTATCTTCGGCTTGCTCAATTAATAGATCGGGCTTCGGCCCGGTCTTCCCTGCCTATAAGGATAAACAAAGGAGTGAAACATGGCATATTCTCGTGTAGTAATTCCGGGTGATGGTACGACTACGCAGATCACAGCCTCTTTCGCCCTCGGTGTAATCAGCCAGTCTGATGTCAAGGTGAATGTGACAGGCGAGAACGATGGCGCTGGTAATATTATCTACCGTGATTATACCCTTATTACTCCGACTCTATACGATGTGCAGGGTACACCTGCGCCCGTAGGCGAGTTCTACGTTGTAGAGCGACGGGTAAGTAAGGAAGAGTTGGTAGTCGATTGGGAGAGCCAAGAGCCTATCACTGAGGAAAACCTCAACATTATGCAGAAGCAAGCAATCATGATCTCTCATGAGGCGCTTGACAACACTGTGTCTTCTCTGGTTATGGAGGACGGGTCTGAAGGCGCGACTATCGCACGCGGTACTGCTGGTACGCTCCCTATGTGGAGCGCGGGTGGTCAGCTAATCGAGGGTCCGACTGCAGATGAGGTGGAGAACGCTCAAGCATACGCTGGCGCTGCTTCTGCACAAGCTACTGCTGCCGCATTGGCTGCAAGTGCTGCTGCCGCTTCCGCTGCTAACGCTGCGGCTGCACTCGGCACTAAGGTCGATAAGGCTGGCGACGCTATGACCGGCGATCTTAATATGACTGGTCACGCGATCATCAACATTGGTGATGGTGTAGCAGACTTTATAACGGGTCTGACTACTGTTCGAGCAAGCACTACGACTATTACGGTCGGTACAGGCTCGATCAAGGGTAATGGTCGGTTCGTTAAGAACTTGGCCTCTATGACCAAATCGCTAAACGTTGCTTGGGCTGCGGGCGGTAGTGCAGGTGCTCTGGATACAGGCACGTTTGCTGCTAGCTCTACGTACTTCTTGCACGCACTGCGAAAGATCAGTGATGGGTCATTTGATTGGCTTAGCTCGCTATCGCCGACTTCGCCTACAGTACCGACTGGTTATGAGCATGTAGGTCGGATATGGCTCGTTACGGTCAACGCATCGAGTCAGATCATCGACTATATTCAGTATGGCAACACTTGCCGACTAGCTGCTGCTGTCCAAGAAAGCTCTATAACCAGTCAGATCGCAAAGACGCTTGTCACTGTATCTGCTGCTCCTAACGGACTGTCAGTAGACATGCTGTTTGATCTAGTGGTAGTGGCTGCGGCGACTATTAACTCAAACTCTGATTGCAAGCTGTACGATGGCCACACGCCTGCAGGTTCCACGGCATATTCAATGCACGGTACTTCCTCGTCGGCTACAGCAGCTAACAGTGTGAGCACTGCGAATACCGGTACAGTTCGAACTAACGCGACTCGGCAGATATACCAGATCGTTACGTATACCGTATCAAGCGGCAATACGATCCTGTCGTCTATGGGTTGGACCGACTGGCAGCTACCTCGGAGGGGCGTGTAATATGTATGTTGTAAGAGACGAGAGTGGCAAGATTGTGTCTGCATTTGCAGCTGCGCAGCCATTCGCTACCGAGTATGTATACAGGTACTCTCCAGAGCTGGTTGCATTTCTTGAGCCAGTACCGACATTCCTCGCCCTGACACCGGTGCAGTTCAAGCTCGGTATGCTATATTTGAACCTAGTTCCTGCACAGATCGATGGCGCTATATCGGCGCTGTCAGAACCAGACAGAACCATTGCTCAGATTTACTGGACGAGTACAGCGCTGTTTAAGCGGGATGATCCCATCCTGATAGCAATCGCCAGTACGTTCGGTTTGACGAGCATACAAATTGATGAGGCATGGAAGTATGCCGAGACACTTGTTTAGGAGACAGATAATGCGAGACTACCTTGATACTCTGTTTGCATACGCATTCAGTATCTGGGCGATCTTCTACTCGTCTGTCATGGCTTACTCGCATGACCTTGTGACCTTTGGTGGTCTGGTAGTACTTGCCTGTCGTCTCTACGTAGACGGCGGTCGGGCGCTAGAGAAGTGGAGGCGCAAATGAGTAAGAATGCAGCGGATGAGAGCGTACTTGGTACACTTCATAGCAAGGTAGCAGCAGTAATGGTGGGTATTCTCACCAACACTACGAAGGCTATCGAGGCTTATGAGGAAGCCACGGTAGACGCTAGTGCAGAAGAGATTGCTGCCCTACCAGTACCGGAACTATCACCGGCAATGCTGTCAGCGATGACTAAGTTTCTATCCGACAATAAGATCACGTGTAACGTGGCTGAGGACAAGAACCTATCCGACCTCCAGAAGCATCTCAATGAGAAGCGACGGAAGAAGACTGTAGGTAATGTCGTCCCGCTTATGCCGGATGAGGACTGATTTTATAGACTAGGCTGCTGCGTGTAGCCTAGTAATAAACTCAGCTAGGAAGGAGTTTACTATGAGTACTGAAAGAGAAAATGCAGAGCAGGTAGCCAAGCGTTGGCACGATCTGGAGCTGCTACAGGATTA